CGGGGCTGGAGCAGGAGCGTCCGGCGGCGCCTGGAACACGGAATCCAATGGAATAGTAGATGGTATTCGCCGATGGGCTGATGAAATAAAAAGAAAACTGGCGCCGCAGTTAAAATATGTGGACGATGTTTTTAAACGCTTGGACGATTTCTTCAAAAACAGCAGATGGGGGAGTTTTGGAGGATTTTTAAGTGAGGCGGCTTCTTTTATTGGAGAGTTGCAGCTTGGAAACCTAACATTAATTTTTGGCGATTTGTCAACCATGTTTTTGGGGCTGGTTGAATTTTTTTCAGGGTTATCCGAATGGGACATGGTGGATATGATCAACGGCCTAAAAGATTTTACATTAGGTACGCTATCACTCCCGTGGGATATTTTGTTCTCGTCGATTGATGCAATTGGAAAATTGTTCGGACAAGACTGGGGGATTTCAGATTGGTTCCAAGGAGTAAAGGATAACATTTTAAATTTGAACCTTGGCCAATGGGCGGCTGATGCCAAGGAACAGACCTTGAAATTTTTCGGCGAAACCTGGTCACAGCTAAAAACAGGCTGGGGCGAGGTTTTTTCTTATTTAAAAGAGCATTTTACAAAATTCGGAGAGTTCTTCACCAAAACGTTACCGGAAACAGCAAGCTGGGCATGGCAGCAAACTCAACAGGCCTGGAAATCGGCGGGAGAATGGTTTAACACTAACGTAATAACCCCTGTCTCTAATTTCTTTAAAGGTCTTTGGACTAACGTATCCGGTTTCTTTTCCGGTCTGTGGTCCGATATTAAAAATATTTGGAGCAATGTAAGTTCTTGGTTCAGCAACAACGTTACGAACCCTATCAAAAACGCGTTTTCGTCGGCATGGGAAGGAATTAAAAGCATATGGTCCAATGTTTCTTCTTGGTTTACCAACAATGTAATCAATCCAATTAAAAATACGTTCTCCAACCTTAATTTGCAGCTTAAATTACCGCACTTTAGTTGGTCTACACAGCCCGCGCCGGATTGGATCGGCAATATTCTGAAGGCTTTAAATTTGCCGGCCTCCATACCGAAGCTCAATGTAGAATGGTATGCCTCCGGCGGCTTCCCAACTCCCGGCCAGTTGTTTGTAGCAAACGAGCCGGGCAACCCGGAAATGATCGGTTCTATCGGCGGCAGGACGGCAGTAGCCAATAACGAACAAATTACAGAAGCCATCGCCGCGGCCGTATACAACGCTTTGGTTTCCGCCCAGGCGCAGCAAGCGGACAGGCCGATCCAGATCAATGAGACGATTAATCTTGACGGGCGCGCGGTATACCGGAACCAGCGGCAGGTTGAGCGGGCCCAGGGCTACCGCATGACTACCAGCACGATTCCCGTATAAGGAGGAAGAATATGGCATGGATTGAAACAGACGGAGGCGTCACTATCCCCGCTCCCGACCTTGGAAGCGGAAAGATATCAATATCCACTTTGGTAGATGGGGGACGAAACCAAAACGGTAACTTTATCGGACAACCAATCGGGAACGATAAGCTGAAAGTTGAAATGAAATTCACTATGCTGTCTTCGGAGGAGATGAAAAACTTTCTCCGAATTTTTGACCGGTCTCAGGGCGGCTCGTTCGTGAACCGTTTTCGGGTATTTGATCCCCGGATTAACAACTATACCTATTTAACCATGTACGTTGGCGACCGTTCCGGAATCCCGTATATGGTAAATCCGCAGACGCTGCGGCCCTCCTTTTGGAAGGACGTAACCGCCAATTTGATTCAGGTTTAAAGGCGGTGGGCGTATGAAATATGTTTCTCCAGAATATCAAAAAGCGATCCAGCTCCACCGCACCCAGGGAATCCGGAATCAAATGCACGCGAAGATAAGCTTCGGTGTTCTCGATCAATACGCGTTTGGCGACGCGGTGTTCACGGTTTCCCCGGGGGTATCCTTTTCCGATCCCTCGGGAATCCAAACCGGCGTGAACGATATCACAGAAAGCTATGCCTCCTGGGAGCAGAACTTTTGGCAGCTCACCGGAAAACAGAGGTTTCTAAATGACGCCAATCCTTATGACACCGGATATATCAGCAGCGCGGTTTCCAACGGCGCGGGAATATTCCTTTCTAATCCATATATTGATGTATCCTTTTCTACTCCCCACAGCATGGTTGGCATTACGTTACAGTTTGACACAGTGACCGGAACCGCTCCAATTGATTTTACCATTACGGCCTACGAGAACGGCGCTGTTAAAAACACCTGGTCTGTCACTGGCAACACTGATGTGGTCTATCAGGGAGAGCTCGGAATCGAAGACGCAGACCGAATCAGGATCGAATTTATTAAGGCGAGGCCGTACAACAGAATACGGGTCAGCAGTATGCTGTTCGGAATCGCCTATTCCTTCTCCGACGAGGATATTATCTCCATTACCCATAACCGGGCATCAAGCCCTATCAGTACGGAGCTGCCTGCGGAATCCCTTTCTTTCACGCTGTTTAATGAGGACGGCAGGTACAACATTGATTCTTCATTCAGTTTAATTACATTTCTGCAAAAAGAACAGCTTGTTACAATCCAGTATGGGTATGACGTGGACGGATTGGGAAACATCGAATGGCTGTCGCCTTCTACCTATTGGCTGCAAAGCTGGCAGACAGACGGTGTAAACGCCACGTTTACCTGCAAGGATATTTTCAACCGGCTGAATACCACTACCTACAAAAAGGGCGTGTTGGATACGAAAATGCACTCCCTTCGGGATTTAGCGGCCGGTGTTTTTTCCGACGCGGGAATTACCGATTATTGGGCCGATGACTGGGGATTACAAAGCACCTTTACGAATCTCCCTCTCCAGTACGATTCTCACGCCTCCAACATTCAGCTGATCGCGAATCTTGGCAGATCGTCTTTAGAGCAAAGCCCGGAAGGAGGAGTTATTTTCCGGTATCGGGAACAAATAGAACCCTCCGCAATGGGAGTGTTCACTTTTGGAGCCCCCCAGGTTCCGTATTCCTACTATGTTTCCGGAGAGGTCAAGCAGGGAGGCGTTTTTGATGCCGCGGAAGCACCGGATTACGCCACCTTTGAAGAGGATTTCTTCAGGCTCGACGGCAGCATGAGGTTTTTGCCTCAGGGCGGGTCTTATGTCAATTCTGGCTATGTATCAGATGTTTTTCCGGACCACAGCGGAAACTATCCGGAAAATCCAACTGATACAGCGCCGGTAATCCAGCTTGATTTTACCCGAAACATTACATTCGGGAAACTGGAAATCGATATCGGTGAAAGCTCCGGCATTAATCAATTTTATATTGTAGCACGCCGGGACACAACACCACAGGGCGGCACCACCCAATTAACAACGGTCATGCAAAAATATACTTCCGGCACATGGGAAAACGGAAAACTGTATTTTAAAGAAAATTTTGACAGGATTGTCCGACTGTCTATTTATTGTGTAAAGAATCCCAAAAAACAGCGCGGACGAATAAAACGGGTTAAAGTTCATTATCCAATGTGTTTTGAACTGACATCGGAGGATATCATCGGAAACCCGAAAGGGGAGCTTCTGGAAAAATGCAGCAAGGTTATTTATAATACCTTACATTTTCTCACCTGGGCCGGTACACCAAATGAACCGATTCAAACAGTCTCCGTTTCTCCGAATGTTTTAACGGAATTAAAGAACAGCGATATCTATTATGCCCAGCGATTCGAGTGCGAGGATCCTAATGTGGTGATTGAAGAAGAGGAGCATTATGCTTACTGTTCTTTTATCAAAATCTCCGGAACCGCTCAAAGTGCTGATGTTAAATGGTACGCTAATACCTTTGCAAGCTCCTACAATGTGCCTTATGAATCCGAGATCAGTGAGCTGGGAGAGGTATGTGAATTTAATAATCCTATTGTATCTGACGAATTAGTAAGGCAGGACACAGCGGACTGGATAGCGGATTATCTTTCCAAGCGGAGACAGTACACGGTGGAAACGCTGGGGTATCCTGAAGTAGACCCGGGGGATTTAATTCTTTATAACGGCAAGGAAGCCACAGTAGTAGAAGCGAACATCAATTTCAACCAGGGAGCGATGCGTGAAACCTTTATTCTGAGAGGGGAGGAAAAATTGAATGGCGTGGCAAACACCTAAGACGGATTGGAAGATACAGCCTGCTGACGAAAATGGAAGATATAACGGGGATTGGTTCAATATTGCCGATTACAACCGGATTACCGGAAATATTGAAGCTCTGCATGCTCTGGCCCAGGAATTGTATCCCGATTTTTCCATTGTCAGCATGCCGGATCAAACGGTATCCGATTTTCCTTATGCTTCCATCATCAACAATATCGAAAACAATCTGGATTCTATTGTAAACAGCACCTGGAAGCCGCCCGGTTATCCGGGGAAAAAGACCTGGTACGCCAACGGGTCTACGCCTACCGTAGACGACCTAAACCGGATAGAGGGGATTCTATTAGCCTTATACAGCGCATTTCAGAGGCAGAAGGCCGGCCGTCCAAAGCTATCATTTGAGTTGAAAGGAAGCGAGTTTTAATGGCGACAAATTTAAAAACAGATTATAAGGATTATATCCCGCCGGAGAGCGGAAAGCGTTACATTATCACCACGGATTCCCAGGGCTACAGTACAATTCAGGACGCTACGGAGTACACCCAGGAAGGGGATACCTTTGGGGCTAATGATATTAATACCACCAACAATACGATTAATAATCTAACCGCCGCCGATGTGGGTGCGGTTCCCCTGGCGGACGCCGGGATCAAGGTTACTCCTTTATGGAAGGGCAAGCTGACCACTAATAATACTACAATTCAGCTGTCCCAAAGCATTTTGAACTTCACTATGCTTCTGGTGACCGGTACTACCAATTCCACCGGCCTTCACTGTGGCATCGGCAATTTACTCCCTGTAGCAAAGGACAGTCACGCGGACTTCGGCGGTGATTCTTATGTTTCCGGAGGAAGCGACGGCTCCGGGCTGGCCAGGATCATAATCTCCCCCGACACGGCTTTGGGATTTTATTTCCCGAATTCCACGTCTCTCCGTTCGGGCGGCTCTGGATTTGCCGCGAACGCTATGATTACCGCCGTTTATGGAATTAAATGAACTACCTTATAGGAGGAAGCAAAATGACAGAGCAAGTAAAGAAAGAAATCATTAAGGCCTACGCTTACGGGAAAACGCCTCAGGAAGCCGCGGCGGCTATGGGTGTCTCACTGGAGGACGCCAAAAGGCTCCGGGAGGAAAACGCTGAAGCGATTGAGGAAAGGAAAAGCCAGCTTGAAAGCGGCGGGTGGTTAAAATGATTATCGGTATTGACGTATCTACCTGGCAGGGGAAAATCGATTGGAACCAAGTGAAAAACAGCGATGTAAAATTCGCCATTCTCCGTTCCTCCTTCGGTTCTCCGGATCCTTCTCAGGTGGACAATCAGTTTGAAAACAATTACAAGGGAGCCAAAGCCGCCGGGATCCCAGTAGGCGCTTACCACTACGGCTATGCGGTTTCTGAGGCTGAGGCGCGCCAGGAGGCCAGGTTCTTCCTGGACACCATCAAGGGCAAGCAATTCGAATATCCCGTCTATTACGACGTAGAGGACAACGGAACAATGGGCGCGCTCTCCCGGCAGGCCTTGACCAATGTAATTAAGGCTTTCTGCTCTGAGGTGGAAAAGGCCGGGTATTATGTGGGCGTTTATGCCTCCCTCAGCTGGCTTGACAGCAAATTCTATCCTGACCAGCTTCCCTATGATATCTGGGTTGCCCAGTATTTTACTGAGTGCCAGTATTCCGGCCAATATGGCATGTGGCAGTACACCAGCTCCGGCAGCGTTCCCGGAATCCAGGGAGGCGTGGATATGAATGAGTGCTATCAGGATTATCCCAAAATCATCAAAGGGAACCACTTAAACGGCTTTCAGGGAGGACAAACGGCAGACGATTCCCCAGCAAAAGACGTGATCGGCGTGGGTGAATGTATCGTGCCTCTCGCTAAGGTACATACAAACGCCTCCAGAGGATTTCCGGCAGCCTTTACCGTTACCAAAGGCAACAGCCTGAACATTTTGGGAAGCACAGGCACCGGCTGGCTGAAAATCTGGTGTCTGCACGGGATCGGGTATATACAAGCCTGCAACGTGAAATGGAATTATAACCTGAAAAAGAAGCTTGGAGTTGGAAAATGCACCGCTGACATTCTGAATGTCCGGGCGGGCATTGGCGCTAAGCCGGAAAATGAGATTCTTTTCCAAATCTCCACGGAGAACCTGGTAGACATACTCCAGGAGAAAAACGGCTGGTATTTGGTCAACTGCCTCCACGGTGCGGGCTGGTGCTCCAAAGAGTATATTCAGAAGGTGTAAGGAGGGATTATCATGGCACCGGAAAAGTGTATAGTAGATCCCTCCCGGGACTGCCTTGGGCTGGCAAAAGCGGAGATGCTGGAAAAGCAGATTGCAGAATACCGCCAGCAATCCAGAGAAACCCACTCGGAGCTTTACACCAGGATTACAGCTCTGGAAAAATCAGACGCGAAACGGGACGAGCAGTACGGCAAGATCCTGGACAAGCTCAACGACATGCAGGCGGATATTAACAAGGCTCTTTTATCCATCGCGGAGTTTAAGGAGAAATCCGGAAAACGCTGGGACAAGATTGTGGATAAGATTCTCCTTTTGGTTATTACAGCCTGCGTCGGATATATCTTAATCAAATTCGGACTGCCTGTATAATAAGGAGGAACTGAAATGAAAATCAATTGGAAGGTACGGTTTAAAAACCCCGTGTTCTGGTTCAACCTGGCAGCGTCCATTTTCCTGCCCATGCTGGCTTGTCTGGGCTTCAATTGGGAAGACATGACAAGCTGGCAGGCTGTGGGGAACGTGCTCTTACAGGCTGTCCAGAGCCCTGTAATCGTGGTGTCGGTTCTGGTATCTGTATGGAACCTGTTAAACGACCCCACTACAAGCGGCCTAAGCGATTCCAGCCAGGCGCTCACTTATACCGAGCCTAAGAAAAGCGAATAATAGAAAGACAGCCCCC